GGCTTGTCGCGTGCGCGTGAGATTGGCGGTGTCGGGCGGTGTTGCAGTCATGGCAAGGCTCTCCTTGTGGGTGGGGCTGGGGGTTTCCTCGGGCAGACTGTTGGTTTGGGTCGGAGAGAGGAAGCGTCCGCCGGCCGAGGGGTTCATTACAACATCGACGCTGGCAACGTGGTCTATGCCGTGAACGTCGCCATTGTCGCAGCGGAGCCACAAGTCGGCAGAAAGGCCGAAACGCTCTTGTGAGGACGCTTCGCGGGCAAGAGTGGCTAGCCAGGAGTGGGTTTGGTAGACGTGGAGCTTGCCGACGAGAGCCGTCTTGAGCGGGTCGTAGTGGACGGAGTGGATGTAGCCTGCAAGGTCGCGGACTGAGCGGCCGCCTGGCCGGCCGGCCTCAGCGGGGGCTTCGTGGTCTACAAAGCAGGGGACTCTCTCAAACTTGGGTACGGCCGCTTGGAGGACAGCGGGGGTGAAGTTCAAGCCTTTGGCGAGTCCGGCGGCGATGATGACGACGTCGAGGTCGGCGGCGACATCGGCAAGGGCAAGGGTGATGTGTCGTGGCGGTGGCATGTTGTCTCCTATGCGTGGGCTGTTAGGTAAGGACATCGGGCACCTCGATGATGTGGGATGGTAGTTGCGGGCCGCGCTTGTCTTGGTCGAGCAGGGCGGACATGGCGGCGGAGATGAGTAGGTCGTCATGGATGGTGGGGTCGGCGACACCCCAGCGCATTCGTTTGTTGGGGCCATCGACTATTTCATAGTCGGCGGCGGCGACCTCTGTCCAGAATTGGCGGCGTTCTGGGGATCCGTCGTCTCGGTAGTCTGAGAAGCGGCCAGAGTTGGAGATGCCCAGGAAGGCCCAGCCGAGATCGCTTTTGGAGGCTGCAAGATGGCTGAGTATAGGTCGGCATGGGGGGTTCCCGTCCAGTAGTAGCGGTTCATCACCAGGAAGCGGGCCATGCCCATTGGAAGGTGGGCGACCTCGATGATGGTGAGGGCGGTTGAATCCTTGCGGGGCTGCTGCTGGCGTAGGAGTGCTCCGGCTTTGCGATCTTCGCTGGCTCCGGCGACATCGACCAGGATGGCGTACTGGCGGCCGGGCGTTGGTGCGCGCTGGCGTAGGTGGGTCCCCTTCATGAGGGATTGCGTGGCGTCGGTGAACATGCCGCCTTCTGCGTCGATCTCTTGGAGTAGGTACTGGCTCTGGATCAGGGGGTGGTGGATGCCGAGGCGGGCTATTTCGGTGCGGACGTACTGGCCGTAGGCTGGGACTTCTTTGGCGACTTGCTCCCAGTTAGTCTCAAAGACGCGCTGGATGCCGTCTTTAGCTTGCTGCCAGCGGAGAGCCTTGATGGTGGTGGCAAGGAGAGTGTAGGACGTCCAGGCTGTGCCCCAGAGGACGGTGGTAACGTTGGTTGAGGCTCCCATTGGGCGAAAGTCCTTGTTCCACTTGGGAGCGTTGATGTCTTGAGCTTCGTCTGCTTGCAGGAGGATGTTGGCGGTTGCGCCAACGACGCTGGACTGGACGCCTGCGGAGTAGAAGGCTGCCCTGGCGCGGTCGAGGCGGAGGATGTAGCCGCGCTCGAAGGCGGGCTCTCCTACAAGGGAGTCGTTGAGAAGGCCTTGGAGACGTTGGATGGAGTTGAGCGTTTGGGGTCGGAAGGTGGGCGACGCTTTGACGAGGTAGCCTCCCCGTCGGCGGTAGAGATTGAGCAACAGGGCTTCGATGTGGGCGGCGGTTTCGTTCTTTCCGGCCTGGCGGGCCCGCTTAGCGGGACAGTCTTTCGCGGTAGGCGGCCTGTTTGCAGGCGTCTGAGCACCACTTTCGGCGGCGTCCGAAGCGGCGTTGCGGAAAGGTGCGGCCACAGCGCGGGCATCGGCCAAAGTTGGTGGGTGGGCCTTGGGCCAGGGCTTCATTGTGTGTCAGTTCCTTCAGCAGGAGGGCTAGGGCTGCTTTCAGGGCTGCTCGTTCCGTTCGGGTCAGCCACGCCATTGAGGGCTTGTACTCCTCGGTGCTGCTCGAGCTGGTCGAACACGGCTTCCATGATGGGGTCGAACTCTGTGTCTTTGTGGCCGGCCAAGTTGCGCCTTTCTCGCATGAGGTAGATGATGCGGGCGGTGGAGTCGTTCCAGGCTTGGAGGAACGCCCAAGGGCTGAGGCCGCGGCGGTCGGCGGGGTCGGCGGCGCGAAACTGTTCAACCCAGGCCATAAAGTAGTCGCGCCCCTGGCGAAGGCGGGTAAGCTCGTCGTTGATGGCTGCAAGGTCGGATTGTGGACCGGATCCGAGGGTGGCCTGCACTGGGGGCAGGAGGAGATCTTGTAGGGCTAGGGTTAGTTGGACCTGTTGGAGCATCAAGGATGGCATGGTGCCTCGGTTGTATGGCTAGGCATCAGCGGTGAGAGAGACGAGAAAGCCTGCGATGCGAAGAGTGGTGTTGATGGTGTCGAGTGGGTCGGCGCCCGAGCGTTCGAAGCGGAGGGCTACAAAGTCGCCCAGGGCGAGACCGGTGAGGGTGCAGGAGTTGATGAGGCGCCAGACTTGGGACAGGAGCGTGGTGGCGGACCAGGCTCCGCCTGTGCCGTGGGTGGTGTAGGCTTCGGTGTCGGCGGCGGCGTAGCGACTGATGCGGGCGTAGGCGTCCCCAGCGGCCGAGGGCCAGACAAGCGCCTGGATGGTGAGAGCGGAGGCATAGTTGAAGGGCACGTAGAAGGTGCCAAAGGCCATGGTGTGCTTGGCGTCGATGAGGGGCCAGCCCATGAGCGAGTTGCCGCGGGCGATGTGGGTGGAGTCGGTGTTGTTGTAGGCCGAGACGACCTGGACCAGAAACTTGGGCGTACTGGGGTACGAGAGTGCGCCTACGACGGTAAGGCCGCCTGGGATGGTGTGGGGATCGGGGGGCAGGGCGCCGTAGCCCCCCAAGACGATGCCACTGACGTCTGACCACAGAAGGACGGCGACCAGGCGGTCGGCGGTGAGTTCGTCGGCGCGGCAGGACATGAGGACGGGGAGGCCTTGCAGGACGGCGGCGGGTCCAAGGATGGGCCTCACGTCGGCGGTGTGGGTGGCCGGGTAGTAGGCTGTGAGAATGGCGCGGATTATCATAAGAGAAGGTCCTGGGCTGGAGTGGTGCGGGCGTCTTGGTGTAGCCCGCTGCGGCGGCGCAACTGGTGGAGGGCCATGTGAAAGTCGGTGAGCTTGCGGTCGGCCCATTTGCGGTAGTCGGTTGGGGCCATGTTGGTGGCGTTGACTGTGCCAATGGCGGACTGGGCGAGTTGGATAGCGGCGTAGGCGGTGGCGCCGAGCACTATGAGCCATTCGCCTTCGGAGTTGAGGGTGGTGGCGGTGGCGGAATCTAGGTCTTCGATGGTGTATCCCAGGTGGTAGAACACTCGGAGCTTGTCGGTGCCGTCTCCGGCAGGGGCGTTGGCTCCTTCGAGGCGGACTGTGCCCATAGAGCCGATGATGCCCCAGTCGATGGTTTCTGGTGGGTAGGCAGGGTCGGTTGGGTTCCAGGGGTGCCATATCTTGACGATCTGCATGATGCCAGTGAGAGCTGCAAGGGAGTACTCCCGCGTGTCGGCGGCGGTGTCGATCACGGCGTCGGTCTGGCGTGGGGCGAGGCGGTTGTAGGTGTAGAGAGCACGACGGATCGCGGCGTCTATCTCGCCGGTGGCCCAGTATGCATTGGCTGAGTCCATCAAGTCAGCTTCGACGAGATCACGGATGGCGGCTAGATTGCTCACTTGCGTGGTCTCCCTTCGGGGGGGTGCGGTCCTGTTGTTGCTCGGTGCCTGCGCCTGGCTGGGCTTGGAGTTCGGTAAGGACGGACTCGAACTGGATGGTGATGTCGGGTTTGGGTTGACCAGCTCGCTGCGCGGCGGTGGTGATGATCTGGGTAAGGATGTGCTCAAAGACGTACTGGCGGTGAGCGTAGCGCCGGAAGGTGGGCGTGCCCATCTCCTTGGCTGTGGCAAGAGTGGTGGCTTCGCCTTCAGCAAGAAAGTGTAAGGGGATGCCTGTGCCGGCGGCGATCATTAGGCGAATGGCGCGCCCGTCGTCGGCTACCATTTCGGCGTTGATGTTGGGCTGTACGGCCGTCCAGGTCTCGTTGCCGTCGGTGACGATGATCGATCCAGGGGTGGGCACGCGGGAGTATTGCGCGCGTTTGGCTTCGAGCTGGCCTGGGAGTGCGCCGTCGATCTGGACTTGCCAGAGGTAGGCCCCCTTGTAGCGGTTGATTCGGACCCTGTCTTCGAGCCAAGTGTCGTATCGGTCTAGCCAGGTGAGCACTTGGGCAAGGTCGGACATGCCGCGGACTTCGCCTACGTCGCGGTTGACGGCGTGGTGGACCATCACCTGGTGCTCGCTGTGGGCGGTGAGCGGGCTGGGCCACCATTTGCCTTCGGGGTCTGGGGTGAGTTGGTGGTAGGCGAGTTCCTTTTCCAAGTCGTCGGGGTCTGTGCGGATGTGGTCTATTTGCAGGGCTGGGACCTCGCGGAGGTAGGACATCTTGGAGATGGGGTTGCGGGAGAGAACGATAAAGAGCTCCCCAGTGCGCGCGAGTTCCTGACACCAACGATAGGCACGCTGGGCAAGGTCGTTCTGAGGGTCGTGCCAGAAAGCATGCACCCAGGGGGGTCCCTCTACCTTGATCCAGGAGCCTATGACAAACTCAGTGGTCATGGTGAGAATCCGGTCAGCAAGGGGGTTCACAAGGCAGGTGGCGATCACTTTCTCGATCTGGTCGCGAACCTCCCTCCAGGGGCGCGCGGTCAGTTGGGCGTCGGTGATGTTGCGCCAATACTTGTCGTCCACCACTTTGACGGCCGCCTGGATGCGGCGATCAACCTGGCGTGGGAAGATGCGATCGAGAAAGAAGTCGGCGACGTTCATTGTGTGGGGTCGATGCTGTGCGGCGGGTAGACGGCCTGGAAGTGGACGACGTGGGTGGCCCCGTGCCCTTGGGTGACGCGACGGCGGCGGCGCTTGGGCGGTGGAGCCTCGGGTGGTTTGGCGTAGCTCTCGCCGATGTGGTCAAGGAAAGCGATGCCTTCTGCTCCGATGATGCGTTCGATGGAGCGGATGTCAAGGTCGAGGTAGCGGCAAACG